GCAGCGCGATGCCTGCTGGCTCGCCGTCTTCATCTGTCACACACAGTGGGTCGCCCTTAACAACCAAGTCCACATGTGACTCGCATAGTGTGTAGCGCTCGTCGTTCAGGTCCGCGAAGCCCGTCTCTTTGTCCTTGGCCTTGTTGATCTCGTCGATCGCCTTGTCTGGAGAGCCGATGTCCACGTCACGATAGAAGCCAGCCTGCTGGAGCTTCTTGATCTCGTTCTCGGTCTTACGCATGACATGCGTGACACGGTAGCAAGTCTGGATGTCCGATGTGCCGTATGGCAGCAAGATGTCTTCAGCGGGAATAAACACCGATGTCTGGCGCCCGATGTTTGGATCGAAGTACACCTTCTTGAACGCCGAGCCAGTAGCTGGCAGGCTCCACAACATGCGCTCATGCTCTGGGCGGAACTCCTGCATCACTTCCGTCAACTGGAAGTTCATATCGTCTTGCACACGGACAGCAGCTTCCTTCTTCTCAGGAGTCTCCTTGCCCATGATCTTTGTACGCACTGGGCCCTGTGCAGGGAAAGTCTCAGTGATAGTCTCGGACTGGAAGCGCACAACGGCTTCAGTAATCATCGGATGGAACACGCCAGACGCGCCATCCCAAGGCTCAGTACGCTCTTCAATCTGCAGGCCCAACAACTTCAGACCTGTGACATAAGCTTTCTCCCACTCTTTGCGGGAGTTCTTGTCGTTCTCAATATCCGAGTCCAGATCACTGACCATCGTCAGGATAGCGCTCTCAGACAGGTACTCGGCCAAGTTCGCATCAAAGTCGTCGATGCTAGGCTCGGCTGGCTCAATCTCAATTTCTAAGTCGCCCATGTCGATGCGTACTGCCTCGGGGTCAACAATCTCAATCTCGATCGGTTCTTGATCCTGCGCAAGCTCTTCAAGCCCCGCTGGTTGCTGGAAAAGCGCTTTGTCGATGTTCGTGGCCATGTGTCAGTCTTTCAATAGTATGCTGCCCTGCGGCGGGTGAAAATGCGGTCTTCTTTTTCATCAGTATCAAGTGTGATGAAACCGCCCTGCCTAAACCGCAGCAGCGCTTGTGTCGTGGAGTCAACAAGGTCGTCGTTTGTACCGCTAGGAAAGTCGTTACATTCTTCGATCACTTCTCTTGCCCATCTGCGATCCGGTGCCCACACTATGCCAGAGGCAAAAAGGTCCGACACAGAATTCACACGCGCTATTTTGTCCTGTCCTTTGCCCGGAGTAAACTCCCCCACGGGCACGCCCATACGGCGAAGCTCCTGATAAAGCGCTGCACCGTTGGACTTCTTCTCCACCACAAACGCGTCTGGCTCCCACTCTTTGTACTCTTCCAGCACAAGTTTCTTCAACTCAGGAAACTCTAACCGTTTTTTGATGGCGTTCAACAAAATAATGTTGAAATTGTTCGTTTCTTCGTTGAAGAACACGCCCCATGTTGTAAGCGCGTTGTAGTCGGCACGGTTGTTTGATTCCTGCGCCGCGTCTAAGGACATGATGGTGAACTCGCACTCTGGAGGGTACTCTTGGTCCCAAATTTGCCACCACTCCCGCTTGATAAGCGCCCCTTCCTGAGACACGGGGTTTTGCATGTATTGGGCCTGCCAATACCGTGGGTCCATGCCAGCTTTCTTAGACAAAAGCTCTTCAAGAGACCAGAAGTCTCCCCACAGAGGCTTGTCATTCAAAATTGCAGGAAACTCAACAACTTCCCAAGGCTCAACGTCCGGCTCTTTAATCATCTGGTTGATGACCATGCCCGTCAGGTCCAATTTGGACCAACGTGTCATAACAATAATAATCGCGCCTCCCGGCATAAGGCGCTGGAGAGGGCCAGACTGAAACCATTCCCAAGCAGGAAGAAACACATCGGGTCGTCCGGTTTTAGCTTCTTGTTCAGAATGAGGATCATCAATAATAAACAGGTCAGCACCGCGCCCAGCAAGAGCGCCACCCACACCAATTGCAAAGTATTCGCCATTGAAGTTCGTCCCCCAGCGCGAGGCTGATTTCGAGTCACTTTGAAGCTCAATCTGAGGGAAAATATCCCGGTATCCTTCCGAACCCACCAGATTTCGCACCCTACGACCGAAGTTCACCGCCAGATCGGCAGTGTGAGAGGCCATGATGACCTTTTTGTGGGGGTACTTGCCCAAAAACCACGCTGGTGCGAGGTAACTAATCATCTCTGACTTGCCGTGACGGGGTGCAATGTTCACAATCACCCGTTTTTTCTTGCCGGCAGCGATTTCTTCAAAGATTTTTGCTAGTTTTCGGTGGTGTGGACCCACTTTATAGCCGGGGTACACGTGGTCGATGAACGTCAGGAAGTTATCCTTGCCCATTTCCTGCGCTTTTTGGGCATACCATGTCTTGATAAGCTCCAAAGTACGGCGTTTTTGGTCATCCGCCATCATTGGAAGCGCTTGCTCAAGCTCCTGAATGTGCTCAATCGTCAGTTTCATCAGGCAACTTCTCAATTTTCTTGGCTTGCACATCCATCACGGGCTGTTGGGTCAGACTTGTGATGCGTTTAAGTTTATTGAGCGTCTCTGCCAGCTCGCTTTCCACCTCTTCAATAGACTGCGCCTTGACTGTGACCTCAGTACGCTTCTTGAAAGCATCTACCCCATCAACTTCACCCAGAGCCTTGAGTGCCTGCATCCTCACTTTACCGTCTGGATGCTCTGATTCCTGCAGTAGTTTATTTACAACATACAGTTTCAGATCGGCAAGGTCACGCACGACCATGCCGCTGTACATGGCAACCATCCCGCCCAGATAGGCAAGAGTTTCGTTGGGGTATTGGGTCAGATCAGGTGGAGTTTTGTTGGCCACCACCTGCTCCATCAGCTCGTGCGCTTGGGCACGGTTCTCTTCGGTGGGCTCTAGGGGTTTACCCGTAAGGTCCGAGATCATTTTTACGGTGCGGGCCCGCATTTCGATCTCTTCTTTTGGCGATAGCTCCGGCATCGCCTCGGCCAAAGTGGCAGGCAATGGGATGTCCCAGTCAATGTCAGGCATAAGCGGTTCAGTCATGGAGGAAACGATACTCCTTTTGGTGGCCGAAATATAACACGTAAAGTGGATTTGTAAAGGAGGTAGGAATCCTAACCGGGGGGTGTTCTATATAGAGGGGGTGGGGTGCGCTGGGCAGGAATTTTGAAAATGTGGTGGTGATTTGTGCAAGTTTAAGTGTATAGGCTGCGCGGGGGACCCATTTGGCGAGCTGAGGGGTGGGGGTACGGTGGGGTGCAACCCCGCCAAAACTTTACAAATCCATTTGAGTTATGGCATAACAGAACCATGCAAAGCAATAGTGCAATGCATAAACGGAGATACAAATGAAAGCAATCAAGACAGTATGGTTCTGGCTGACACGCTACATGGTAGCAGTCGAATGGGATGGCGCCCGAGTAATTCACTGGGCGAAAACAGAGCGGGAAGCGCTCGAGTGGATGCAGTGTTACAGCACTGATGCTCTGGCGATGTACGGCAAGCGCGGCAAGATGATCGCCGCACGCTGGGAAGTTTAATCAACGGGGGCTTCGGCCCCCACTTACTTAGGAGAACGAAATGCAGCTCGAACTGTTCACACCAACATCACTGATGTTCGCAATGACCACCAAGCTTGCCTTGCTCAAACGGCAGGACGACATCTTGTATTACGAAGTGAAGACCATCCGCGAACGCGTGTACGCTGATGTGGCACGCGCTATGTTCTACGCCAAAGTCAATGGCATAGAGTTCAGTCGGTATCCCCGACGCTAATCAATAGGGCTCCGGCCCTTTGATACCAGTTATTTGTCGCCGCGCATGTGAGGCGTGCGCGTGGCTGGCGCATGACCTAGCGTTTCAGGCCCCGCTGAAACTTTACATTGTCCGCTAGGGTCAGCTATAACAAACTTACAGCAAGCAACACAGTGTTGCCCTGTAGCTTTCAACAAAGGAGAAATCATGAAAGCATCTAAGTCCACCGGCCAATTGGCCTTGTCTGTGTCTAGTCTGAAAGACGCTGGTTATCAGTCCGCTATCAGCGGGGAGCGCATGGATACTGTTGCGCGTTATGTGTTCGCTGAGTGCCCTAGCTTCACCAGTGAAGTGCCAAAAGAAGTGCTGGCCAGTCTGACTGAAGGCTGGGCGCTTCGCTGGCAAGAGCTGAATCCAGCTAAGAAATACAGCACCGATTATGTGCCTAGCGCAACAGGCAACATTGAAGTGTCGCTGGCCTTTTGCCTTTCCTACAGTCAGCAAGCCTTCGGTCAAATGAAAAACGAAGACCCTGTGAAACACTCTCTGATTAAGTCAGTGCGTGATGCCTTCAGCAAGTATCGGTCTAACCGCCTGTCTGACTTGAAGACAGCTGTCCGCCGGATTGAGCGTGAAGGCGAAACGAAGACGAAGGCCGCGACAAAGGGCTTCAGTGAATTCATCACTGATACATTCACCACAATGAAAGCGCGATGCAAAACAGCTAGCGCCCGGGGTGATGCTGAAGCCAGCGAAGTGAATCTGGCTGTAGCGATTGACGCTTTCAAGCGTGCCTACTATCGCGCTGACTAACCAAAGGGGCTTCGTGCCCCTTTTCTTTTGGCCTTTGATACCAGTTATATGTCTCCGCGCGTGTATGCGTGCGTGGGCAAGCGCATCGTTCACCGTTTCAGACCCCCGTGAAAACTTTACTTATGGGCTTGGGGTCGGCTATAACTTAAT